GCCATACTACATTTAATTTCAAAAGGTTATTTTGTTTTTAAGAATTTATATGGAGTAGGTCCTGCGGATCTTATCGCGATAAATGAGAAAGGCGCGTTAGAGATATTTGACGTAAAGAGTGAAAGTTATCGCAAGACCTGGAAACCAGGAACACGTATATGTAGAAGACTTTCACAAGAACAAAAGAAATTAAAAATGAAATTTATATTTGTAGACAAGAAAGGAGAGTGCAGAATTGCCCAACGTTAATATAATATTAGGACCTCCTGGCACAGGTAAGACGGAGAATCTACTGAGGATAGTGGACCGGGAACTAAAAAACGGTACTCCTCCGGACAGGATTGCATTTGTGAGCTTTACAACAAAAGCCACTAATGAGGCACGTGATAGGGCTAAAGCTAAATTTAATTTAACAGATAAAGACTTTCCTTATTTCTGCACATTACATGCCTTTGGTAAAAGACAAATGGGTTTTACCAAATCAGAGATTATGGATCCAAGAGATTATGCAGAATTTTCTGATAAATACGGTGTAGATCTTAGAAGAGTTACAGCTGATTGGGAAGATAATGGTGTCGTGAATACTGATAATAAATATTTAAGAGATATAAATAAATCTAAAATGCAGTGTCTTGAATTACAAGAATACTATAATATATCTAATTTATCATATGCCTGGAGTGAATTAATATGGGCTTATCGTTCATTTGAAGATTATAAACAAACATATAACAAATTTGATTTTACAGATATGTTAACACAATATGTAGCGTTTGGTCCTACACCAGCACTAGATGTAGTTATAGTTGATGAAGCACAAGATTTAACTAAATTACAATGGGATATGTGTGGGAAAATATGGAAGGATGCTAAAAGAGTTTACATAAGTGGTGATGATGATCAAGCTATATTTAGATGGGCCGGAGCAGACATAGAACATTTAATTAATATGCCAGGTAAAGTGGAAGTTTTAAAACAATCTTACAGATGTCCTGTAGAAGTTCATAAAGTAGCACATGATATAGTTACAAGAATTGGTAAAAGAAGAGAGAAAGAGTGGAACCCACGTGATGTAGAAGGTGAAGTTAGATTTCATGCTTATCCTGGTGGTGTTGATATGCGTGAGGGTAATTGGCTTGCATTAGCTACTTGTAATTATATGCTAAACGACATTGAAGATGATCTACGTTATCAAGGATTACCTTATACTATATATGGTAAGTCACCTATAAAGCAGGATTTAATTAAAGCTGTAGATGCATGGAAAAGATTAAATGAGTTTGAAGATATATCATACGGCGATGTGGCAGCAATTTATGCAAATTTAAAAAGTGGTATTGGAGTACAAAGAGGTTTTAAAGGATTAAAAACACTAGAAGAAGGACAAGTATATAATATAGAATCTTTAACAATGAATCACGGTTTAATGAATACAGGAGTTCCTTGGGATGTAGCTTTTACTACTGTAGGGGAAAAAGATAAATCGTATATAATGTCATTAGAAAAACACGGTGGATTAGGTGTTGAACCAAAAATAAATTTAAGTACAATCCACATGGCTAAAGGTGGTGAATGTGATAATGTTATGTTAATAACTGATCTATCACGTGCTAATAGCGAAGAAATGGAAATAGATTCTGATGATACCAACAGAGTATTTTATGTAGGTGCAACTCGTGCAAAACAATCACTACATATAATTAACCCCCAACAAGAGAGAGGATTTATAATATGAAGAAAGAAGAAATATTAGCTAAGGCTAAAGAGATCATTTCTAATGACAGAAATGTATCGCATGGAGATGCATTTAAGAATCATGCAGAAATTGCAGAGTTCTGGAATATATTTCTAGATGGTAAATTACAACCAATGGCATCTATTACTGCGCAAGACGTAGCGATTATGATGATATTATTAAAAGTTTCACGTTCCAACCAGGGAAAGGAATTTAACTTGGATAACTTTATTGACATGGCAGGTTATTCAGCAATTGCAGGAGAGATAGGTAATAGTGGATCTTTTTAATCAAAACGAAGTAAAAGCAGAATGGCTACACCCCACAGAAACACCTTCTATGAAAGGAAGGGATGTGGTGGCGATAGATTTAGAGACGTGTGATACAGATTTAAAGAAAATGGGTCCTGGTTGGCCTAGGAAAGTTGGAGATGTTATAGGTATTGCCATATCAAGTGGTGATTTTACTGCATATTATCCAATTGCCCATGAAGGTGGGGGTAACATGGATAGAAGCATTATTGTAGAGTACATTAAAGAGATATGTGAAGATGAATCCATACAAAAGGTGTTTCACAATGCGCAGTATGATATTGGATGGCTCAGCGTACTAAATATTGAAGTTAAAGGGTATATTCATGATACTATGATTGCTGCTGCGCTGTTGAATGAGAATAGATACTCATTTACTTTAAATAGTATGGTAGCAGAATATTTAGGTGAATTTAAGAATGAATCTTTACTTAAAGCTAAAGCTGAAGAGTTAGGAATAGATCCTAAAGCAGAGATGTATAAACTTCCTGCTGAATTTGTTGGAGAATATGCAGAAGCAGATGCTAAATTGACGTGGCGTTTACATGAAAGATTAATAACAGAGATAGAAAAAGAAGATCTTCATAGAGTATACGATATGGAATGTCGTCTTATTCGTGTCATATTTAACATGACAAAACGTGGTGTTAGGGTTGATATGGATAGAGCCTATGATCTTAAAAAGAAATTAAATATTAAAGAGAAGAAATATCTTAAACGTATAAGAGATATCACTGGATCTGATGTGCAGGTTTGGGCAGCGAGGTCAGTGGCCCAGGCATTTGATAATGTTAATCTTGAGTATCCTAGAACAAAGCTAGGAGCCCCTAGTTTTACACAAACATTTTTAGATACACATGCTCATGAACTTCCGCGTATGATTACAAAAGCACGTGTTCTTAATAAATTACAAGGTACATTTGTTGATGGTATTCATAAATATATCAGTAATGGAAGATTACACGCACATATAAACCAAATACGTGGTGATTCCGGTGGAACAGTTACAGGTAGATTTTCTATGTATGCTCCTAATTTACAACAGATGCCTATTAGAAATGAATTTGGATCAGAACTTCGTAAAATATTTATGCCAGAACAAGGAGAGTATTGGCTATCAGCTGACTATTCACAACAAGAACCTCGTATTCTTACACACTTTGCAGTGTTAAATAAGAACGAAGGGGCAACAGAAGTGCAAGAAGCTTTTGTTAAAGGATTAGATTTTCATAAACAAACAGCAGAAATGGCAGGAATTGACCGTAAATTAGCTAAGACTATTGGTTTAGGTGTTATGTATGGTATGGGTTATAAAAAAATGGCTGTGGACTTAGATATTGCTCCTATTGAAGCAAAAGAAATGCTCAAAGAGTTTAGATCAAAAGTTCCTTTTATGCAAGGTATGTTAGAAGCAGTTATGAACCGAGCTAATCAAGTAGGTTCTATTAGAACTTATCTTGGCCGCAGGTGTAAATTTGATTTATTTGAACCTGCTTGGTATGACCCTGGTGTATTTCATAAAGCATTACCTCATGATGAGGCTACTACTAAATGGGGAGGTGCTATTAAAAGAGCTGGTACATATAAAGCGTTGAATAGATTAATCCAGGGCACAGCTGCGGATCAAACTAAGAAAGCTATGGTAGATATTTATGAAAAACTAGGTGTGATCCCATTAATTCAAGTACATGATGAGTTGAATTGTAGTGTAAAATCTGATAAAGATGCAAAAGAAATAAAAAATATAATGGAAACATGCATAGATTTGAAAGTACCATCCAATGTGGACTATAAAATTAAAGATAATTGGGGAGATGCCAAATGAGCATAAATAAAGAAACAAGAAAAAAAAGGATGGAAAACAAGAAGAATAGTTTTGCTATAAATCCGGAGCAAATGGAGTATGAAAGAAGAAAAGTACTTGAACAGATGTCTACAAAGATTGACCGAAAAAAGCTCAACAATATGGCGGCGGTTGCTGCCACGAAAGAGCCGGAATACTTTGATGAAGAAGGAAACAAAAGAGAGCCAACCATGCGCGTTTTATCACTCGGCGCAGGGGTTCAGTCATCCTGTCTGGCGCTCATGGCGCAAGAAGGATTAACTAAACATAAACCAGACTACATGATTTTTGCTGATACTGGGTGGGAACCTAAGTTCGTATATGAACATGTAGAATATTTAAAGAAAGCAATAACGATCTGTCCACTCATTACTGTAGAACGTGGTAATATCCGTGAGGATCTTATTCGTGCAGCGAACCCAATTCCAGGGTCAAATGAAGAACATAAATCGTTTGCTGGTCGTGTCCCAAATCCACCTTTATTTGCGGCACGTCCTAATGGTGGAAAAGTAGGGATGCTTTATCGTCAGTGTACACATGACTATAAGGTAATCCCTATTCAAAAGAAAATGAGAGAACTTCTTGGTATTAAACCAAGACACAGAGTTAAAAAAGGACAGTTAGTTGAACAGTGGATTGGTATATCTACCGATGAAGCAATGCGCATGAAAAACGCTAGACTACCATGGTTAACATCACGTTGGCCTTTAATAGAAATGAAGATGTCCCGTATGGATTGTCTTCAGTGGTATCGTGATATTAAGAAACACCCCATGCCGGGTAAATCATCGTGCATAGGGTGCCCATACCATCATAATGATCAATGGCGTAATATGCAAAAGAATTACCCAGAAGATTTTGCTGATGCGTGTGAAGTTGATGATAAGATAAGACACGGATTAAAGAATACTGAATCTGAGTTATTTTTACATAAGTCAGCTAAACCTCTAAGAGATATAAATTTCTTAGAACCAAAAAAACAACCAAATTTATTTGGTGAAACATTCGATGAGGAATTTGCAGATGAGTGCGAAGGACTTTGCGGTGTATAGAAGGAGAATATAATGAAACCAGAAATTGAAAAAAGAAAATCAGATCTTCAAAAGCAACATGATGATCTTGCTGCAAAAATAAAACAGGGAAAAGAAGCTATTGCTAATATGGAAGCAACTTTAATGGGTGTTAAAGGAGCTATTGCTCAAGTTGATTGGACCTTAGATCTACTCAAAGAAGAAAAATCAGACCCTAAAAAAGCAAAAGTAGAATTAAACCAAGAAAACATCACATAATGGACGTTTGGGACCCAAAGGATAAAACGACGGTTTTCAGCCGAATAAAAGAGGCCATAAACACCCCGGTATCAGGGTTTAAACGAATGACCCGGGTGATTGTATGGTCCATTTTAATCGTTTTTTAC